GACTCGCCCGGAACTATGAGATACTGAATGAATCAGCGGAAGAAATGATTGATTTCGCTGCCATAAAATTTTTAATCAATAAAATTTAGACAATCTCTGAAACCAACTCTCTATTTTACCGTCTATCTGGTCTTCTATGTCGCTGACGGTCGGAAGGAAGTTGTTATTTATGAAGTTCGTTAACGCCGCGTCGTCGGTGTACTTACTTGCCTTCTCCCAATCGCCGGAATTAAAAGCCCCGGTAAGACGTTCTTTTTTACATCGTAGGATGTCGCCCGTGCTTCCCTGTACCCACAAGTCGCCGATATAATAGGGCGTGTAAGGGGTTGACACGAAAATTTTAGCCTTGTCGTTAGCAGCGTCGAGTGCGTCCTGTGCCAACGCTAACGCTTGGGCTAATTCTGTGTCTTCAAGTTCTACCCATACATAGCGGTACTTGCGGCCCGGAACGGTCCCGGCAAAAGGCGGCGGAGTAAAATACATTTCTTTGACGTAACGCCAAACTTTGCCCGACGAAGTGTTATAATAAAGGTCGCCGAGGTGCTTTTCTTTTTCTTCGTCTGTTCCGGCGGCTGTATCCGCGTCTATCCAACCCTTTGCGGGTTCATTAGGCGTGGCGGTAGGGTCGGTATTTAGCGGTTTTGGGTCTTCGCTATAAAACCATTGTTCTATAACGCCGTCTAACTGTCCTTGCAGGTCGCTCAATATTCCCGGAAGGGTGTTGTTTATGTAGCTCTTAAGTTCTTCGGTCTTCTCCTGTACGTCAGTAATGTTATAGTAGTTCCCGTCTATGCCTACGAAACGAATAACGCCGCCTATCTCGTCGTTATCCAAATCGAAGTAGCACTTACCACCCCCGCTACTTTCTATTCGCCCGGTACGAAGGAAACGCCCGTTAATGGTCGTACTTCCGTAGGTAAGGCTTACCAATCTGCCGGGGTTCTTGCCGCCCGCGTCGGTTACTACACTGTTAAGAACTCCTATAAGAAAGTTGTAATACCCGGATTCCTGTTCTACTTTTATAGCACTTTGGGAAAGGATAATTTGTCCGTTCCCGGCGGTGGTGGAACATCGGGCGTAAATAAAGTAAGCGGTAGCAGTCTTTAAGTTGGTAAAGGTTGCCGCCGTAAGTACCCACGTCCGTATATTTTCTTCGATGGCGTAGTGAACTAACAAACCGTTTGAAACAAACAACGCGTTTGGATCCTTGTTATAGTTCGGTTGGAAGGTAATGTTTTGGAGCGCGAATTGTGTGGACTTCGCGCCAACGCTCAACATTTGGGTTTCTATCGACAACGGTTTTATTTTCTCGCTGTAATAGTCGCCTTCCGGGTCAAATACCATACTTAACAATTCTTGCGTAGCCATCCAACGTCGGCGGGCTTTTGCGGGGTCTGCCAACTTGTTTATATTGATGACTTCGTTAATGTCGTCTATCTCGTTAAGGACGCGGACGGTTGTAGACTTGGTAACGGTGTCGCTGAGTGTAATGTCGTAGGCGTGTCGCTTTAAAAGGTTACGTTCTAATCTCACTATGCGGACAGCCTTATTAACGCCTATGTCTTCGTCCTCAATGTTAATGTAATCGCCAACGTGTAAAATCTCGGCTTCCACCTCGCGCCCGAACATCGCGGTAAAAAAGTCTTCGGAAATAGTAAGTTTATAACTTACTTGTGGCTGTGTCATGGCCGGGAAGTCCTTGTTAGCGGCTTCTAACAACTTGTTTTCAGCGGCGGTTATATAACTACGGGGCAGTTGTATCTCGGTAATAATATATTCGTCGCCTTTGGCAAATTGGAAGGCTTCGGAAGTAGCGGAAGGGAATACCGTACCGTTTTCGTCTGTAAAGCGGTTTAGTATGAAGGTTCGGGTAGCGTGGTCGTATTTGTGTACGTCAAATTCGTAGCCCGCCAATTGCCCGGACTGAAACTTTATTTTTGCATGGGTGTCGCCCAACAAATAAAGGGTGCTTCCGTCCGGGCCTTTGGCGTTAAGGTCGAACATAGCGTTATCCCCCTGGGTTGTGTCCGAAAATGTTATTTCGTCCGCTCCAACTGCTGTAACCTTTCCGACGCGTTCCGGCTTAATGTCGTAAACTTTTTCGTTTTCTTTTGTGCCGTATTGTGCCATAGCCTTATCGTCCTGTAAATAGGAAGTAAGGCGGTCGGTATTGGGAAGGCATAAGCGGGTATGTCCATAGTTGCGTCCGAGATTGTCCTGTCCGCCATAGACGAACAGGCGCGTAGTTATCCCGGCGTTATTAACGTTGGTGCGCTTTAGGGTGTAAAGCCCTTTACCGCGCCCGTATCGAAGTGTAAACGGGTGGGTAATTCCGGCTTTCTCCTTGATGTTAATCGTATTAAACCCGTTGCCGGGGGTTATCTCAAATTCTACGCCCCATTCGCTACAAACGTCTTGAAGAACTTGTAAGCAGTTCCGGCTTGCCGTGTTTATGTTCTTATAGGCTGTCGTTCCTTCTGCCGGGCAAACTCCTAAACGCCACTTATTCGGCTGTATGCGGTTGGCGTTCCATACCAATACGCGCAAATGTCCGTATAGGTCGCTATAATAGGTGTCGCCGTAGGCTTCAGGGGGTAGTTTATATTGGGCGTCTATTAAATCGTACTGCAAACCCTCAAACGTCATGTCGTATTCAAACCGACGGAGCCCGTTTTTTGCGGGTTCCGGCAGTTGGTTTGCCTTATAGGTTCGCCCGTAAACTTTAATACAGTCGCCTATTCCTACGGGAAGGGGTACGGATGACGAAACGGAAATAGTTACCACGTCGTCGGAAAGTAAGGCGGCTTTTTGGGTCGCCTTACTGATTCCGCTGACGTTCTTACGACTGAATAACGGCGTTTCGCTTCCGTCTGCGTGGTAAATTATAATCTGTTCCATACGATGATGCCGTTTGTGGAAAAGTCGGTTATTTCTTCAATTACACCGGCCACAACGACGTAATAAACGCCGTTTTCGGCGTAGGTATGTTTTAAAGCCTTCGCCCCGGTATAATCTCCGTAAACATCTTCGGTTACTGTTCCGTCACCCCAATAGACGCTAACAACTTTTTCGGTCTTTAGGGCGATGGAAAGCTCGCGGCTTGTTTCGTTGATTCGTTGGTGGCGAACTACGCGCTTCACTGGGTCGGGTTCTCTCAACTTTAGGCTAAAAGTGCCTATCATCTTATCGTCGTGCCAACGTTTCGACGGGGTTATACCGTCGGAAGCATAGACTTCGTAAAGAAGTGGCTTTGTCGGGTGGATGCTTATCATAAGGCGGGCGGTTCCGTCGGCTCGTAGAAGGTCGTAAAGTCTATTTACTCGCTCCACGAAGTCAATTTTACCCGTAGCCTTAAGCCAACAATTAAGCGTTATTTCGCGTTCCTCGTAACGCTTATTCGTTAGATCGACTACTTTACCGTGGTAGTCGGGCCAATCAATAGAAGAAGGCGTTTTTAGTTTTGGTTGGTCTAATACTCCCGTGGAACTTTCTACCCTTATACCTATGTCGCGGAAGTTTACACCACTAAGGTAGTATTCAAGTTGCGAAACGTTATTAAGGGTCTCCGATATTTCGTTGTTTGACAGGGCTGTGTTGTATATCTTTACTTCGTCTAAGTCCGCGTAGCCGTTTTCGGTTCCGTAAACATCTTGAAGAATTGCTAACCCTGTAAGTTGTCCGGGGAGCGTAATGCTCCCTATCAGCTGCGTATCAAGAAACAGGGCAACTATATTCCCTATTTTTCTTACTGCTATGTGGTACCACCCTTCCGGGGCTACGTCTAACCATATTTCGCGGCTTCCTTCCAATTGGGCGGTATTGCAGAAAAGCCCGATTCGCCTTCCTGTAACTCCGTCGGCGTATGAATTGGGCCTCACCCACGCTAAAATAGTGAAGGTTCCACTAAGCGGGATAAGGTCTGCCGGAACTTCGGCGTAGCCATCGCCGGGGAACCGTATGCAGTTCCCCTGTCTGCCGACGACGAAAGGACAGCCCGTTACTTCCGCGTCATTACGGTTTGCCGCGAAGTCATAGGCTACGTTAGAACCGTCCGCTTCGTCGAAGGGAAGGTTTAATATAAGATTTTGCTCTAATGCCATTTTACTTACGTTTGTCGGTTGTTTTTATCTTCGCTTGCTCTTTGGCCTGGGTCTTGCACTCTCCGCCGTGAAGGATTACGCTTACCCTTGCGTTGTCGCTTGCTGTTATCTGAACCTTTGCCGCCTCGGAAACGACGACGACAATAAAGGCGTTATCTTTTGCCGTGATAGTTATCTCGCTGTTGCCACGCGCCGAAATGGAGGCGACATCGAAGTTACTATATTCCGCTATCCCGGTCGCGTTGTCGAAGGCTATAACACTTCGCAGACTTTTCGCCGCTATCCTGTCGTCAGCGCAATACACTCCGAAACGGGCGCGTATGTCGGCGAACTCCGCCCGAAGTTCCGGCGACGGGTAGTTATTTTCTTCGCAGAAGTCCTGCCCCTTTACGAAAAGGGTTATTAGGCGTTCTTTGGTCGTAGCGTTCAGTATGAAGTCGTACCACTCTGAACAAATGCCTTTGGCTTTCGCTTCGGCGGCTAAAGCCTTTTTAAGTTTGTTTAATTCCATTGTCGTAGTAAGGGTTAATCGGTTATTCCTTGAGAGCGCAAATCGTCGCCTTCGTCAATGCCTAAGCGGGAAAGTATGCTTAGAAGTGTTCCGGCTATGTGTCCTAAACGGTTATCCATGCTTGTAAGGCGGCTTAGCTGCTGTCGGAAAATTTCAATAGAAACTACTTGGTTTTGTCGTACCGCGTTAGTCTGTCCGGCTAAGAGGTCTATACTCTCTTGGCTTGCGCCTTTTATTGCCCCGCTTAGGCTCGTCGGGTCGCTGTCGTCCAATTCCGCGAATAGGTCTTTATACATATCCATCGCGTTTTTGAAGTTGGCCCCGGCTGCGGCTACTGCGGCTTTGAAACGTGCCTGTTCTTCCGGGGTAAGCCCGTCGAAGCTACCGTTTCCTTCCTCGTCAAAGCCCATGTCTTTTTGAAGCTGCTTAATAGCGTTTTGAAGGGGCTTTTCTAAAAACTGTAATTTTAGGGCGTTGGCAACGGCGTTCCTTAATACTTGGTTAGCTATGTCGCCGAAGGCTTTAGCCGCGTCCTCGCCGCTCTCAAAGGCTTCCATAAGCGCGTCCTTAAGTTGGTTCGCCAACTCCCCGGCGGAAGTCTGCGTTATACTCTTGGTTATCTCACTTATGATGTCTTGTATTTGTCGGTTGGCGTCGGCTATGCGTTCTTGGTATTCTTCAACCTTGCCCCAATCGGTATGTTTTTTCGATTTCTCGTCGTTTATCATACCGTAAATTTCGTTCTGCTGTTGGCGAAGATTGGCAATTAACGCGCTTTGGTTTTGGTAAACGGTTTCGCCGAGAGCGTTGTCTACGGCGTGTTCCAACGCTGTATAGGCACGGCCCAACCGGGTAACGGCTTCTTCGTGTTTCTTGATTGAACGCTCCGCTTTTCGGTCGCGGCTGTTGAATAGGTCGAAAGCAGACGACAAAAAGCCGATAGAACCCTGTATAATGCTTAACGGGTTCGCGGTGGCTATGCCCGTCGCTATCTGTGAGGCTCCGTCCAACATACCGCCTATGTCGTTAAGTATGGTTTCCGTTTCCTCGTCCATACTTAAGCCCATCTTCTTTATTCCGCTTACGACGCTGCCGAAGCACGACGAAACAAAGGTTAGGCTACTGCCGAGGTCGGCAAAGTTTTCCTTTATTGCCGCGCCTACGCTCTTGGCGGTGCCCTGTTCTTTATTAAGGGCGGCGTTCAATATATCGAGTTGCTCCTGTCCTTCTATGGTAAGTTCGCCTTTAATCTTAAGTCCGTTAAGCGTGGCAATTTTCCGGCGTAGCATATCGACGTAACTACTGCCTTCCGCCAAAAGGTCGGCGAAGGCTTCTTTGGCGGCCCCGGCTAACGTGGTGTCGCTGCTGTTTATCGCGTCCGTATAGTCGGCATATTGCTTTTTCTTTTCTTCTAAGGACTTTACAAACGGGTCGTCACTGTCTAACAACTTATCCGCCTTCATTGCGGCGCGAAGCTCGCTAAGGCTCTGACGAAGGGCTAAGAATGGGTTACGGGTCTGCAACTCGTTTTTAGCCTTTTGCAATTGGTCGTTAATAGCCTTGAGGTCGGCGGGGTTGAACTCTGCCGAAAGATTTACTTTCCGGCTGTTTATGTCGTTCAAAAGCCGGTTAATTGTGGTTGTGCTTAGGCGGGAAATATCGCTAAATAACTGCCCCCAACTTTCGGAAGCCATAAGCCTTTGGGCGGCTAACTTGGAAAGTTCGGTTTGCTGTTTGGCGTTAATCTGCGCTATCATGGCGGCGTTGCCCTGCTGTTCGGCTAATGCACGTTGGGCCGCGTACTTTTCAAGTATCGCGGTTTCTTGTTGCTGATAGGTTTGGTATTCCTGTAACAGCGTGTCGTATTGTTCGTTTCCGCTTCGCTTATTATATTCGGCGCGTTTGGCTTCAAGCGCGGCTAAGGCGGCTTCGACTACTTGGCGTTCTGCGTCTGTGGTGGCTTCTGCGGCTCTCCGGGTCAGTAGTTCCCGGTTCCGGGCATAACTTTCTTCAAAGTCTATTTTCTCTTGAAGATAGGCGGCGTATTCGTTAAGTAGGGCTTTGGTTTCTTCCTTAGCCTGTTCCTTAGCGTCGTTCTCTGCGGCCGTAAGTATTTCCGCCTTTGCGTTATCAACGTCGGAATTATCCCCGGAAAGTTCGGAACGTCGGCGTTCTATGGTGGCTAACATTTCGCTTAGGGTCTTGCACTGGGCTAATTCCTGTTGTAGTTGTGCGTCGAAGGCGGAAATAACCGATTCGCGGGTTGCATCTAACATTTGAAAAGGGACCCAGGTAGAGCAATTGAAAAGGGACCCACCCCATGGGTAAGTTCAACCGGAT